GCATGGATTGCTTGATTAGCATCACCAATAGCATTTTCAATAGCACCTTGAATAATATCACGTTGAGCATTGGTAGGTTTACCAAAATTATATTGACTATCTAAAACATTAAATAGATCCGCCCCGCCATTTCCGTCAGACATTAAATCTTGGAAGTTTGCATCAGCAAGACCAATAATGCGTTCCAATTCTTCACTTGCTGGTGATGCAGGTAGAGAGTCTACTTTATCTGCAATCTCTTGCATTAAATTATTTAATTTTGCTAAGAATGATTGCATTGAGTCCTTATCCGATGGTTTAATAAAATTAAAAATGGGGACAAGAGTAGTAAGGGATTGATACATTACTCGATAATTTTGCATCAATTTACCCCCTAATGAGGTTGCCTTTGATAGATTGACCGCCCCTGTATAAGTTCGGTTATTAATAGACTGGGAGAGTAATGATGATAATTCTTCAGCAGTAGAAAGAGATTGAATGCCTAAAGATATGATTTGTTGCACGGCAGGTTTTACATCTGCTGTTGATAGACCCTCCTTAATGCCTTTGATTTGGGATTTTAAATCTGCTTCAATCTTTACTCTCTTTGCATCATATTTTTTGTTCATTAATTTAACTACTCTACGCTTGGCGTAGTTGTCGTCACTTAACATTGCATTATTATAACTAGGAATAGACATATAATATTATATGAGATAATAAAATTATATTTTCAAACCCCTTTTACTTCTTCTAAATTATATTTTACCAAGAAGAGTAATTAATATAGACCATGTGCTTTTACATATTTAGATGCTTCAATCATTTTGAGACCTTTTTCTCTCATCACTTTTTTAACAATTTCAGCACGGGCAGTACGACCATCTCTCGCCCCACCAGTAACACCCCCACCACTTCTTCCTGCTCCACATCTCTTCTTGCGACCCGATGCCGTCAATTGTTTATTTGCCTCTGTACCTGCATAGTCTAAAGCAACATCTCCAAGAGGCACGGATGATGCATATGGTTTCGCCATGTTGACTGCTTGACCTATTGCTACTCTACCTTCTTTTTTAATCTCTGCTTTTACAGGAGCAAATGCAGGATCATTCCACACTGCCTTTGCCTTCTGTGCTACCTTTTTTCCAACATCGGCAACTTGTTTAAAAAATGATTTTTTCTTTCCACCCGACATATGCTTTCTTGGTCTTCCATTCTTAAAAAAACCAGCACCCTCAATTTGTTTGTCTGCTTGGTTAGCACCATACGCTAGTGCTTCTGTTCCAAGATTACCAAATTGCGAACTGATTTGGGGTGCAACTTCGACAATTGCATTTTGTAATTGTTTCTTGGCGTATTTCTTACCCTCTGCCTTAACCCCAGCAAACTCGGGAGAGTTAATAACTTGTTTTGCCTTTGCAACCACCTTCTTACCAAAATTACCGATTTGTTTAAGAACAGATGCCTTTTTTCCACCTGATGGTCTACCTCTTCTGCGACCATACCCTTCAACTGCACCTAACGCCATAGGGGCAAGTGGGGCAAGTTCGGGGTTGGATGCAACAATAGCACCAATCACAGCAGGGGCAATTGCTTTAATACCCGTTTTAACAATTGGATTATTAACCACTTGCTTTGCAACTGATCCTACTTTTTTAATAGTATTACCGATTTTTCTAAAAAGATTACTCTTCTTACCACCTTCACCCATTACGCCATGATTGCGGTCAACATACAATTCCATTGCTTCAGGATGCATACCATAGGCGAAATGACCGCCACCATACATTCCACCTGCAGATGCAATACCCATTGCTTCTCTCATATGCAATTGAGGATAATTAGCATTTGTTCCAGCAAGGAGAGTAGGAGAATAATGAAATCCACCTGCCCATATTCCGTGCGGTTGGATATGCATTGGTTCTTGGGGAAATATCATATTCTGCCTTATTCTATTGGCGTGTAATTGACTTGCAATAGATTTGTTATACGGAGTGTCGTAGGATAAGTCGTACATATATATATACCTAAATATAATAATATTGAGAAATTAATTTAATTACAATATTATTTTTCTATAAAATCTTTTTCTAAATATAGTTTTTCCAAGAAGAGTAATTAACCTATTTGAAATATGGATAAACTGGATAAACCATTAACAAAAGAAAATGTATTACCTACTGCAAGAGAATTAACCTGTATTTTAATTTCGTATGATTGAGTATTATTGATAATATTTACCACTTGAGAAAATGCACCATTAAAATAAGCATCTTCAGGTGTTCCAGTTACATCATAGGCGATAAATTGCTGACTAATTGCTGATGCAGGGTTAGCATATAAACCCGTCATATATACATCTGTGAATGTATCACCACCAGTATCAGGAGTAACAGCAAAAGTGCTAGATATTATATATACCCCTTTTCCCGTTAGAGAATATAATAAAAATGGTGCGTTATATGGTATATTATCATCAAACGAAAAATCAATTAAACTTACTGGTTGAGTTTGAGTAACTTTTCCTACAACTTGAATACCTGTAGTAGATAATGCTAAAGGTTTGACTTGGGTTGTTGCCCCCGTTTTAATTGTAAATGAATACCCCGCACCAACGATACTTGATGACTGGATTGCAAGTTCTCCGCCTATAGTAGTCTGCATTAGATATTGGGCAACTAAAGGATCTTCACCTATAATGATAGCATTTGTTTCAACTATATCCGCACCAACCCCGCCTGTTGCAGTTAAACTATTGCAGGTAATATCTTCAAAAGTAATATCTCCTCCTCCAAATGGTGGTAAATTAGCAATCGACATATACTATTATATAAGATAATAATATATATATTACTCTCAATTGAAACCCCCCTAAATTAAGCAAGTCTAACAAGAGTATATTGAGAAGGTGACCCAACGTCCCATTGAGCAGAACTTAAAGCAGTAAGAGTAATAACTACATTAATAGTAGATGATGTAAAACAACCAGTCAAACATACAAAATATTCGCTCATAGATGGTGCCGTCATTGTTATACTATTTACAGAACTATATGAACCATTAGTAATAGTTCCCGAAACAGAACTTAATGTTCCACCATTACCAACCACTCGAGCATTTAAAATTAATTGATATTTACCACCTACTACAGATGGAATAATATAACTTTGCGTTGTTCCACTAAGATTTGCAACACTATCTGGAATATCAATGGTGAGTATTGTTGGAGAAATAACTGATGCACCAGCAATGGTAAGTGAAGGCACTGCTACTGCACTTGTAAATGTGGATTGAGCAGATGTAATTATTAAAGCATCTGTAGTGCCTATAGTAGATGCTGGGGTAGTTCTAATGACCATACCAGTAGCAACAGGTATAGGTGCATTTTGCCCTATGACTTGATGATACTCAAACTGATTGAATATGGATGTATCTGTATATACTCCTGTCCCATTAGTATCAGTTTGTCTTAACGGCACTTCATTAAGAAGAACAGGTGCTACATTAAACTCAGTAATTCCACCCGACATATAACAAACATTTTGTAATACACCTGCACCATCTCTTGCTTGAAAATATATATCAGTAGATAAAGCAGGATTAACAGAGTCGTTAGTAATAAATAAAGAGTTACTATCAACCATCTCAATAGAACTTTTCTCCCCTGCAATTCCACTAGGTGCTCTTAAGATAAGTTCATCTACGCTAACGCTATCGGCAACAATAATAGTTTCGTTAAAAGGCGGTAAGTTTGCAATCGACATATAATATTATATGAGATAATAATATTATAATCTTTTATTTCTTCTAAATAACAGAGAAGAGTAATAAGGGGGTGTTAATTAAGCAATTTTCATATATTTTACACCACCATCACCAAGACCCGTTCCTTGAGCAAGGAGTTCATAGTTAGTGTTATCACTGGTCTTGCAATTAATTTCGATTGAAAAAAAGTTATTTGTTGCAGATGTAACATTTAAAAATGTGGTCACAGCAGTGCAATAATTAGTAACTGGAGTAATACCCCATGTAGAAGTTCCTTGATTATATGAAGACATCTTTGCTGGGGTTTGGTGGTTGGTTTCATCAATAAAATAAATATTAATTGCATCAAACCAAGCGGTCGACGCACCCCCCAATGCAACATTTACGGCAGCAGTTACTAAATAGACACCAATCGGGAGGTCAGGACTGGTATAAATAGTGGTGAGAGTAGAAGATGGGACAGCGGAAAATGCCCACCCCGCCATGACTGGAACATCGCCACTTGAAAGAGTTCCTGTGCAACTCATATTCCCTAAAACACTTAGTCCATTACTGCAGTTGAGTTGAGGATCAATAGTTACAAGAGTAGGTGTTCCTTGAAAAACGGGGACTATTGCCTGTACAGCATCAGTAACATATAAGTTTAATGCGGACACTTGGGGGACAACTGCATAGCGGGTATCACTAATTATTTCGGTAATTCCTGACCCAGCGTTGATGTATGCATACTCTCCTGCTACTTGAGCAGTATTAATAAATAACGACCCGCCAAGTTGAACACTATCACCATTCGCCGTTACTATTTGCGATAATACACCAGCAGAGTTTTTTGCTTGAAAAATAATCTCCGATGCAACAGCACTTCCGTCACCATGATTGATTGCAAGAAATTGCGTATTATTAAGTTGTTGCATTGTTGTTTCAGCAAGACCACTGGGTGACTTGAAGATAAGGTCAGCACCACTTGCAAGTTCAACAGACACATCAAAAACGCCTGAATCGACAACAATAGTTCCTGATAAAGGGGGTAAATTAGCAATCGACATATAATATTATATGAGATAATAATATTATAATTTTTTATTCTTCTAAATGTTTAAACAACAGAGAAGAGTAATAGGGGAATTGCATTTAAAAATGTCTAGCAAGTCTGTGCTTTTCTCTTTCACGACCTAGCATCATTACTCCACCTGAGTCACCAGCACCGACCATTGCTCTAGCACGTTTACGGGCATCTCCTAATGCTCGGGTCATCATACCAACAGCAGATGCAACTCTGTTGTTCATCTTTCCACCAACCATACGCTTATACTCTGCAGATGATATTTGAGGAACTTCTGGTTGAGATTTAGCATCAAGAACCATTTGCTTCGTCAATACTCCAGTGTAGATATTTGCACTGCCCATTTGCGACACGAAGACCCCTGAATTTACAGTAATAATGCATAGTTCAGGTGTAACTGGGTCATCATAGTAATTGCTAACGTTGATAGAAAATTGGAAATTATATTGTCCAATGCTCGATGAGGCAAGGTAGTCTGGAAGTGATAGGTCTTTTGGAGGGGAGAGTATTAAGATTGAACCCGTTGTTGGGATAAGGTAACCCTTTCCTCCTCCTGCTGATGCGGGGTTAACATTGGCGGACAATGCAGTACCCGAGAACTCAGTCCAAGATTGAGTAGATCCATTCTCCAAACTAATTTTCCACAGGTCAACAGGTGTGCTACTGGAGAGTAATCCACTTTGATTGTTCAAGTTGATTGAGATGGAATTGATGGTCAAAAATGAGGTACTATCTTGGATAGTTTGACTGGACATTGGTTTACGGCAAGTAATTATAAAATAGTCGGGCAACTGGTTAAGTTGGATATTTTGACTTGTAATAGTAGATGTAGAAGGTGAGTTCCAAAGACCCGTCACTTCAGACCGAGCATTAACGAATGCTGGAATTGGGGTTGAGTTGTTGGATAAACTCAAATATCTTGGGAAATCGTGGTATGGTGTAACAATACGACTTGGGATCATATCCGATGGTTGGGTGGATAAGAACTGCAAGAGTAATCGGGTATTTTGGAATGCTGGTGTTCCATTTAGACCACCAAGAGTAACGGTAGAACCGACTGATGCAGTAGAGAAAAATCTTTTGCAGGTAGAGTCTACATTGAAAACAAAGTTCATTGTATTAATACCCGCTAGACCACCGCAGTTAAACTCGGGTTCTCCAAAAATAAAGGGGGAGAGAAATAGGGGTTCTGTAAATACCGCCGACATTGTAATAACCCATGAATAGGTTGCTTGTCCACCTACAGGCATCACACACGAGTTAGATCCATCGTCAACGCCGTTAAGACGACGACTAACTTGGAGTTGCCTGAGCGGGAATGAACCTCTTGGGTTCAAGTCAACATCGTAAGATGATGTGTTGTATGAACCAAGTGGGTTGTTGTTAGTACCGAAACCATCGGCGTAATTTAAATATGCTTGGTCAGGTAAAACAGCAGTCATAGACTGGTAGCGGTAGAGTTCTCGAGAATTGTTCATTCTAACTAATGATGGTAAAACATCTTGCAAGTTAATACTCACATTAGTATTATTGATTGTTGAAGTCATTGTTGTATATAAAGATGAAAGGGGGAATGATTGCACTGAATCGGTAAATCCGTAATCAAACACTAAATCTCCGTTTGCGGTTGGTTGTCCCACTGGAATGTTTAACTGCCATGTTAATGTAGATTGCTGTAAAATCTCTCGAGAGATAACAATACTCTCACTGGGTATTTGCACGTTGTACACGATGGACGATGCTGATGATGTAACGGCGGAAAATTGTTGGTACGTATTATTACTTGCACCTGAGACTACTGCAAACTCAAGTTTGTCGGTGATGTCGCCGATTTTGCTATCTTTGATTAAACAAGTTTTAAAGTCTGCCATTATATTCTATACAAAGATAAAAAATAATGGGAAGTTGACTAATTATCCCTAAACTTACTCTCCAATTAATTTCAATTGTCGACAAATATAGAACTTCTTTTGTTACTTACATCTTTCTTTTCAAACAATATCTTAATTGAACAAGAACCCCCCGAACTTAGTCTAAATGGGCGTAGAACCCCCAGTTTATCTTTCCAAAAAACCGAAATATCAATATTGGTTAGAGGACTCGATCCAAACATCGATATTCTACGGAACTCTGCAGTTGGATTATATAATATATAGGGGGAGAATTGATTATCACCTACCGCCATATCAGTTATAATTTGGGCAAAATTGGAATTGTTACCTGATGCACTACCTTGCGTCAATGTAATACTCTCGCTAAATACTAAGGGGGCGGATAAATTGTTAGAAACAATTGGGAGAGTATTCGAACAAAATACAATTGACGAAATAGGTGTCCAACAATTAATAGAGGGTCTTTCTTGGAACATTTGGGTTGCAACATATTGATTTGCAGGTAGTGCATTTGTCGGAAGAAGAATTGTATTTGTTCCTAAAAAACTATCGATTAGTAGCAAGTAATTTTTGCCTAAAAGAACATTTTGATACCCTAAATATCGGGCAACAAAAGTGCTAAAGAGAGTAAATAAGGGGGCATTGAAATACATTAATATAGGGTTAGCAAGTGACCTGTTAAATGATGCACTCTCTGCGGTAAGACAAGCAATATTATTTTGAGTGTCCCACGACATTATAGGACGATGTGTTGTAGGCATTACTCCACCCGCTGCGATTACATTTGCAGTCAGACTATTAAATGCTTGGGTTATTGCTAGATCCACTAAATAAATAACCCACTGAAAATTGTATGCATTATAATACCCCGTACTATTGTCTTCATACCCCGAAATTGTTTGACTGGGCGGGACTGGAATACCCGCCGACTCATCTTGGGGAAACCATATAAGATATGTTTGGGCAGAGTTAATAGTTGTCGCACCAACATCGTAAGACATTGTAATTGAAAATGTTGTTAAATCAACGTTGGGTTGATTGGGTTGGATAAGGGGACTAAAAACTGGTAATGTTTGGGTGTCCAACTCAAAGCGGACTATGCTAAGGTTATAATCACCTGACACAGGTAAATATGGATTATTTCTACTCTCATTGTAATAAAGGGTTGGCGGAATAGTTGTTGTTGACTGCAAATTGGTTATAACAATATCGTAGTATATATGGTCAGGATTAACATCATCACTAACCTTTTGCTCACCATGTAAATATTTCGGTAATTGCTGGGGTTGCTTGAACTTACTCTTCAACATTATATAATAAAGGAATATTATATTCTCCTAAATGTTGGCGAATTGTTGCAGATTTAGAAACAATTTATCAATCAATATTACTCTTCTTGGTAAAACAGATATATACAAGTAGAAATCTAAAAAGAAATATATGAAATGATATGCAAATGTAGAAATCTAAACGAAATCTATATATAATTGCATTTCTACATATAGAAATTAATTAATTTCTACTTGTAAGTATCTATATTGTAGAAATCTATTTTGCAATCATAGTAGAAATCTAAATTATATCTGTTTTTGATTACATTTCTATATGTATATATCTAAAATTACTCTTCTTGGTAAATTAGTTTATAGAAAAAGACTTTATAGATATTTTAAAAAAGAAATGTATAGTTTATAGTTTTAGATATGTATAGATATTTGTTATTCTAAATCTGTTTTTCCAAGAAGAGTAATGAGATTAAAAAAAGGTTGATTAATTAATTATAAAATTACAAAATAAGTTCTATCTATCTATGCTAGGGGTTTTGCAACCTTCTTTTTAATAATAATTACTTTTGGTTTTGGAGTAATTATTATTTCTTCTTCATCATCACTACTATCCTCAACTATAAATAATTTTGCTGGTGGTAATTTCTGGATTTTCTTTTTCTTGATGATAACAACTTCCGTGCATAGCAGTTGCCCACATTCTAGGATCAGTTTCATTCTTGCTTGATTTTCTTCTTCCGCCTTCTTTTCTGCTTGATACTCTCGGTCTTTTTCTACCCAGCATTCCGTGCATATCAGTTGACCTGCTTTATTTAGTTCATCACATTCGTGTTGCAATTCGGTCATCTCTAATTCTTTGTTGCATTCGGTGCATTCAAAATATTGGGGGTGGCACTTGCATTTGCATCCATCATCTGCATTCTCCCAACAATTACAGCATTCTTCTTCGCTACTCTCGCTGGAACTATCATCATCATTACTCTCGCTGGAACTATCATCATCATCGCTCCCGAAATCGATTGGTGGGAGAGTAATCGCCTCAACAATTTTTTTGATTTTCTTTTCACCATTGATTACCCCTGCAAATGGATCAGTTGGCGTACACTTAATGCAAAATCGTTCTTCTTTTTCAATCTTGGTGGTTTGTCCCGAAGTTTGGTGGGAGAACACTTCATATTGCATCGGATACCCACATTTGCAGTTGCGGTCAGTGACCATTTGGCGGTAAATCTCGGGGTGGTCGTGTTCGTATTGTATATGTTTCTTGCCTTTAATATGCAATGCCCAACCATCTCGGCGTAACATTTTTCCATTATTGCAAGGGCAAATTGCTAACTCTTGATTGATAATTACTTTGTAGGGGACTAGGGTTGCCTTATCATCGGTTGAGTTCGCCGTTGCTTTATCACCATATCTTTTGTAAAATCTTTTTTCTTTTGCATCTTCTTTTGCTCTCCATTTCTTTTGATGCTTGATGTTCGCCAAGTTCATCTTGTCTCGGTTATTTTCTCGGTAGACCCTCATTGAGTCCCTCGCCTTTATCCGCCTCTCTTCTGCTAAGGGATCAACCAGTTCTCTGACCACCAATCGCTCCGCTAATTTCTGTTGGTGATAAGTGGACATTTCAGTATAAATTACTTTACCTTGTAGAAAGTCAATCTTGTTAATTTGCGCTTTTTGAATAAAAGTTTCAAAATCAAGGTCTTCTCTCGGGGTGCATCTTTTAGTACCCCTTTCCTCGTCGAGGTGTCCATATTGGGCAAGACATCTTCTCTCGTCGGATGCTTTTTTGTTATATTCCTGATGTGCATCCTGAATTGCCTTATCGCTCAAAGTATCAATTCCAGCAACTCGGTGATCTTCTTTTAATAGATTAGTGCGGTATTTATTTACTCTTGAACTTGGGGTCTTCATTTTGTAATCATCGGCAATCATCATCATCTTATTATCGTTATTAATATTATTATCGCTTGAATGCATACTCTTAATTCTAAAATAAGTGGTTCAATTTTATAGAAATCAATTTCAATTTTTTTAAGAAAACTTGATATAATATTAAGTTAGAGTAATGCTTACCTTAATTAGAGGGTAGAGTAGGAACTTTAAAACGAGGAACTTTATTGGAGTGTCGCTGGACAAAAAAAAGGGTTTAATTAAGGTTATTACTTTACAGGTTATACAGGGTAAATCTATTTTAGTTGGAGTTCATTTGCTTTTAAATATTCGTCGGTTTCCTTGCCTAATTGCAGTAACCGATCTTGTTCCGCTTTTTCCTCCGCTCTTATCCTCGCTTGTTCCTCACGTTCCAATGCATATCCCGCCCGTCTAATTGCTAATTCCGCTTCTTCCTCTACCCGTTGTATATCTATTACTCTTCGGCGTTCGGTTTCATATATATCAACGCATCTTTTACATTTATCACTTATATGTCCATCATACTTTTTACCCATGTCTTTTCGTTTAATCCCCCCCTTTTTGCAAGTTACACATACTCCATCGGCAGTTGCATCCCACTCCGCTTGGTCAACCTCTGCGGGGGATAATTCGTGGACTTCGAACATCATTATATATCTTTTAACTGCCTTGATAAATAATGATTTGGTTTCATATTTGTCGTGGAAATGGTTTGATGTTACATATATCTCTCCTAGTGCTTTATCATCAAACCCTTCTTCTATGATTACATCCATCATATCATCATAGTCCATCTCCTGATGATTAAATACCCACCACATTATTTTATACTTACCATATTGGTCAGCAAAATCATCATATTTTCGTTGAATTGCTTTATCGGCAATTGAGATTTTCTTTTCAGTGTTCATATTATTATTGCTTGATTGCATACTCATTGTTCTAAAATAAGTTGTTCAATTTTATAGAAATCTATTTCAATTTTTTTATAAAATATTAATGTTTTATTTGGATTGAGGAACTATTAATTGATTTATAAGCGGGGTTTTTAGGGGGGTATGCAGGTGGGTAGCGGGGTATGATTGCAGGGGGAAAACATCTATTATATATGTCTAAATATCTCAACATTATATATAACAATTATATAATAATTTTTATATTATTACTCTTCTTGGTAAATCAGTTTATAGACAAAAGACTTTATAGATATTTTAAAAATAGATTGCATAGTTTATAGTTTTAGATATGTATAGATATATCTTGTTCTAAATCTAATTTACCAAGAAGAGTAATGAGAATACCGCTGGACATCTATTTTGATGTATTCCTCGTTTTATTTTAATTTTATAAAAAATTGAAATCCCTTTTTTGGAACTGATGGTATGCATATAATCATTATTTATTAATTATCAAAATGACTGCAAGAATGAACACCAACGAATATGAAATTATTGACGACTCATTTATCCCATCGGGTAATGAAAAGCACGATAGTATTGTTATTGAAATAATATTATCGAGAAAAGGGATTACCCGTGAGGGAACTAAAAAATGTTTTAGTGTACATAGAGATAGTAAAGAGAAGTCCCATGTTGCAACTATTATTGATACTATATATGAGGGGCAGGTAATGCTTGATGGGACAAAATGCCCTAATAATCAATTAAGATGCTTGAGAATTGAAGAGGCGGGGATGCAACATCGGGCAATGCAATTAAAGAAACTATACCGAGCGGGTAATATTAGAATATTATCAGTTGACCGAGTGCAAGAAGGGAGCGAGGACGACAAGATGCATTATTTAATAATCATATTTTACCAAGATAAAATGCAAGAAGATAGGCGACTAGATCCTATAATGTTTTATATTTTCGGCATTATCACTGACCCTGATGAACCCATCATTTTCACCCAAAAGGCGAACCGAGATGCAATTTATAATTATATAACCGCACCCAAAAAATAGTTAGAGTAATAAGTATTTTATCATTTTAACCTGTAATTTAACAATTAATTAACCCCTTTTTTACTCAAGTTTAATCATACACACATCTTCACTTTTACGATGCCCCCTTATTATTACTCTACAAAGTTTTACTGGGATATAGATGTGCCACTTCTCTGCCCCCTTTTTATTGTCCCTTGCCTTGAACTTACGCTCGAATGTTTTAAACAATTCGGCGTTGTATTTGATTTTAATGACTGCATCTATGCAATTGAACACTAAATCAGTTTCATATCCATCGAGTTCAATGCATTTATCCAAACTAATTTCCATAGTAGAGTAAGTATATGTTTTACATTTACGGGATTTTATTTCCGTGTTACGCTTCTTGCGGTGTGAAGTCATATCAAACTTGGCGTTTCGGTTGTCGCAGTGATGTACCAATTCTTCATCGTGGTAATGTTGTTTTAGCAATGGATAGAGTAATGCCTCCTGACCCGACCCCCAAATATAATCATCTTCGTAGTTGCTTCCGTTTCGATAAGTATTCATTTATATATATCTATATAAAAATCCTTTTTAAATCAATATTCGCCTAAATGTTTAAAATCTAAATAAATAATATTTGCAATTATATATATGCAGAACATTAATTTTAAAATTGTTGACCCAACTGAAATTGCTGAAGATATTGATGATAACACCGACACTGAAGACATTAGAAAACATTTAGGGCAGGAGGGGGTGAGTAATACTATTAAATACTCTACCCTTGCAAAGTATAATAGTATCTTTGATTTATTGCCCCATGATAAATCATATAAAATTATATTGGTTGAACAAAAACCGAATAAAGGTCATTGGGTATGCATCATTCGATATGGTCATACCATCACCTTTTTTGATAGTTACGGGGAAGGAGTAGATGGAGAGTTAAAATATGTTACTAAAATGATGAACAAAATGCTTGGTCAGGATCATCATTATTTAAGCGACCTTTTAAGGCGTGTACCTGATGATTGGGTGGTTAATTTTAACAAGAAAAAATTGCAAAAATTAAGCAATGATATTGCAACCTGTGGTCGCTGGGTTATATTATTTATTACAATGGTAAAAGATTTAATGTTTGATTTACACGATTTTTTGTTATTTATTCAGACTAGCAAGAAAGATAGTGGAATGACGGGTGATGAGTTAGTTACTCATTGGATAAAGGGTTAATCGTCTGTCTCACCGCACATTTGATGGCGATAATACTCATCATCAATTTCTATGCAATTTTGTCTGCAAATGGGGCATTCAAGCATATCTTCTTCTTCTTGGGGGTCTTCACTTACTTTTTTGGTTTTTATTTGTTCTAGGCAATGATAGCATACTGCGTGGTTGCATCTTGTTTTACATCTTGTCCACTCATAGCATACCGCACATTTTTCATCAATTAATTCTATTTTTTCACTACTTATTAATGCTAATAATGCATCTTGCAGTTCATTACTCTTGGCGGGTTCTTCCGTGAACTTGCCGTGTAATTTATCAAACCTTAACTTATTAAATAATTCATATATTCTCGGTATAATTGCATTCCAGTCTTCTCGGGTCAAATCTAAATTATCGGCATTCGTGTATACCTCTGCTTTAGGCAGTCCTCTATTAAACTTTTTATTATATATATCCCTATGATAATAAGTCTCGGGTTCTCCATATTGGCGTAATTTATCGCTCTCAATATCAATTGTAATATGCTCACCTTCCGCTACCATATAATTAATTGCTTGGTCAGCGGATTTATATCCTTCGTTTGTCCTCACATCTTTTTTATACATTTTCATTCGAACATCAACCCTTATACCATCTATGCTTTTGATTGGTAATAATGTTGACCAACAACAATGCGTTTCGTGTTCAGTCTTTTCTTTGTTATACAGATTATAATAGTGATCCGCTAACATATTAATTGTAAATTGGTTTAATGTCGTCATATTGATTATATATTGATATAGAAACTTGTTTTTAAATCATTTCAAATTTTTATTAAAATGATAAATGGGATTTTTTTCTGTTTTTAAATCAACTCCGTATGCATACCATTTTTAATATATTGGTTCTCCGCCATGTTGACGGATGTCCCCATTGCATTTGTATCTGCTTTTAGATCCTCCAATACCTTCCCATATTTACCCGTCAAAAACATTTTACGAAATTGAGATGATCCTACCTTTTTGTCGAATATCCTATACATCAATCGGGTCATATCATTATTGTTGGTATATCTCTCACCCTTAAAACTGACCAAAAATGGTACTGCTAATACATCTTTACTCTTCAGTGATTTTGCTAATGGAAAGACCTTAATATAAGTATCAATTATTTTTCTCAATGTTGGACTAATTGCTTCCACTTGACTTCCCTTACTCTTCTTGGTCTTAAAATTATTGAAAACAAACCTATTGGTATCTAAAAATAAATAATTTTTGTCTGTTGGTAAGTCTGCAACTTCCTTCTTTACAATCACCATGTCCTGATAATCTAAATTACGGCGGGGTCTTTGGTCTGTATATAATGATAAGAGTAATAGTTTTTGTAGATCCCCAAATTGGTCTTCTGTGATGGTCTTCTTGAACCCTGCAACCTCTTTTTCCAATTCTTCTTTTCTTGCATTAATGTCTGCTTCACTTAACCAGTTCTCTTTTTCTTTTTCATTGGGTTCTGTATTACTCTTCAGTTCAGTATTAAAATTGTCCATCAATTTAGTATACTTTTCCAACATCTTTTTAACCTTTGCATCAGTCGGAGCGGACTTGAGTAATGATACAATACTAATGATGTATGTCCGTTGAGTATTCGGTTTGTATTTAGCAAGTTTTTCCATTATTATTTTCTCATCTTTTAGAAATGAAAGGTTCTTTATTTCAGTCCCTCCATGCAACCTTAATATATTTTTACAATATAGTTTCTTACTACTCTCTGTTATATCTTTGTCCCCGAAGATTTTGTCTAAATAATCCATATAATATATCTAAACAAAATAATTTAGATATTACGACGACTAAATCAAGTTTCCCTTTCTCTAGGGAGAAACAACAATTTTGGCGTGGATATGTATTAAATCAAATGCAATCTAATTGCAAAGAAAACGGATATGTCTACTAACTTTTCTTTTCTTTTTTACTTCTTCCTAAATAGATTATACAGACAAGAGTAATATATTATTATCTCTATTAATAATATATGTCTCAATCTTCTTGGTACGCTTTAAATCAAAGACTTAATAGTTTAGCAAGTAGAGTTTCCAACATTCCTGTTCCACCTGTCCCGCCAGATGCATATGCTACTCTTGCTAGTAATCAAACTTTTACGGGATTAAATACTTTTCTCCAACTACCCGAGAGTAGTGCTATCCCTATAAGTAATAATCAACTAGTTAATAAGTTGTACGTTGATAGTGTTGTACCTCCTGCTGATACATTACAACAAGTCTTAACTGCTGATAATGTGAGTGATTTAAGTATTATTTTACAAGATACTCTTGTTGCTCCTACTAATGTAAATACAATTAGTAATGCTTCAGTATTCTTAACTGGTACTGGTATTCTTACTCCTTCATCAATATTTACAAATACTATAGATAAACAAAGTTTAACAATATTGGATATAGATGCGTCTGTTCCTATTCAAAAGACGGCATTTTTTAGAGATTATGGTTGTAATTTTTATTCTGCGGACACAGGTCAAAATGCAAGTTTAACTCTTCAACTTGATAATGTATTTGGAACAGGTCTTACTCATTTTGATAATTACGCTGTCCCTGCTCCTTTAGTTATATCAACTACTACATCTAATTTAAATCTATTAAGTTCTGTTGGTGATATTAATTTGAATACTCCATCTGGTGTGGTTAATATTAATGGAACACCTTATCCGCCTGTTGTACCTGCTGATACTCTACAACAAGTCTTAACTGCTGGTAATACTGCAAATATAGGGTTTCAATTAAACGCTGGTGCTGGAGCAAATACTCAATCTCCTACTACTATTATTCTTGATGCTCAAAGTCTTATTTCTCCACTTGCTCTTGCTTCAAATACCTTAACCAATACAAGTCTTACTATAAAAGATGATGAACCAAGTGCTCCTAATAATGATACAACCTCACTTGCTATTACTAATGATAATATCCAATATTTTAATAGAGTTCCATTTGGATATACGAACCAACTGGATATTACGCTGTCTAACCCTACAGGAACAGGTATAACTCATATTGATAATTTTCCAACTCCATCTCCCTTTACGATTGATACAAACACATCTTTAATATTAAAAGCAACTAATACTGCAGGATTTACTCCATACGGAATTAATATTGACGCTGGAACACCGAATATTTGGTATGATTTAGATCCTACTTTTGGGGGGAGTTCAAGAGTGGAAATAACCAATCAGGGTGCTATATCATCAGTTCATACTACTGCTCAACAATTTGGCGTATTTCAAACATCTAACCTTTTTCTTAATAATGCTAATACTCAACGAAATATGACGCTTAATCAAGATGCTATTACTTTTGCTTCATCTGCTTCACCATCACTCAACAGCACTCATACAATTTCAACATTAATATTCAATGATGTTGCTGGTGTGACTCCAATATCCGCTCAATTAAATACGACCTCTTTGACTATTACTAACACTAATCAAGGGACATCTATTATTAATGCAGGACAAGCAACAATTTCAAAAGCGTCTGCTGGAGGTCAGGCGAACCCTACTCTCCTTTTAAATAATACAAACGCTACTGGTTCTGTTGCGTTGGAGGTGTATAAAGCGAAACCTACTGCTGGACTCGCTGGAGAAGTATTATTTAACCAGAGCGTCTACGGAAAAGATAGTGGAAACAACAAACAAGAATATACAAGAATTACTCACACCATTCGTGATCCTATTGCTGGTGTTGAAGATGGTTCTATTGAAATGGGTGCTTTTGTTAATGGAACATTTACTAATTTTTTACAGATAAATGGAAACGAAAATGAGATTAATGCATTAAGACCTCTTGATATGACTGGAAATAATATAAGAACAACAACAGGAAGTTTGGCGATTAATGTTGCGTCATCTGCTACTGCTGGTGCTGTATTAACTCTTGCTACAAAAGATAATGTTGCTGGTTCTGGTGCTGGACTTTCTCTTACAGGTGATACACTTTTATCTGCTACTGCGAGTGGGTCATCAGGACAACACCTCTGCCTTACTATTGGCGGAGTTGTCTATAAAATTGCTTTGTTGAACCCTTAAAATATATATATTATTAGCACTGGATAATGATTAAATTATTTCTATAGTGTAGAGTAATGGATACAAGTTGGTCAACAGATATAGAATGTTTTTTAGAAGCAGTCAGACAGAATTGTATTATAATGTCTAATGAACATCGTAAGAGATATTTTGTCTTGCAAGGCAATTTACGCTATTTCAAAGTCCCCGTCATTGTAATTTCTGCTATTAATTCGGTATTGTCGGTGGGATTGCAACCCTACATGGAGCAAAGTCATATTTCAATTACAACTTGTATTCTTGCATTGGCGGTCGGTATTTTAGGATCAATCGAATTGTATTTAGGTATCCAAAGTGGAATGGAAAAGGAATTACTCTCCAGCAAATTATTCTATTTACTCGGCACGGATATTTTCAAAGTGCTTTCATTAGCAGAAGCAAAGAGAATGCCCAATGCAATTGCTTTCTTGAACGAGAAATATGACGAATATCGGGCGTTGTTTGAAGATAGTAACTTATTAACAAAGAAGGTTCAAGACAAATTATCCCCATTACCAAAAGATTTAGAGAGTATTTCGGACAAAGTTTAAAATTATTATCTTTTCATATTCTATAATGAGTAAAGTTGCCCCCGCAGATCCAATTGCAATGCCTAAATTGAAGTCAGGTAAACGAGTATTACCACCTCCTATGTTATCTGACGCTGAAATTGCCCGTCAAGCATCCAGAGAACCTGCAGGAACATTAGTCCCGCAGAGTATAGCATTTAAAAGTTTAGCGGGTTCTGTTGTCCATCAACCTACACCAGAAGAAATTGCAAAAGCAGAGTGTGATGCTAAAGATGCTGTACGTGTTGCATCTTTACTCTCAATCCCAGTTGTCCCTAAACGAAAATATGTTCGAAAGGCAGTTGCAGAAGAAAAGAAAGATTAAAATATATTTATATTATAATGGAATATAAGATAAATAAAAGACAATTGCAACTAGCAAACAAATTGGGGGTAATGATTTACCCCGCAGATGTTAAATCAAACAAAAAGATTGAAGTATATGATAGTCAAGGGTTATATATGTTTAGCATTGGTGATAATAATTATAATGATTATTTCAAATACAAAGATGCCGAGAAGAGTAAAGAGTTAAGCAAAGGTGTTGCAAAATGGCGTAGGTCACTATATCTTGATAGGCACAGGGCAGAGTTAGACAATGATGGATCTAAAGGTTGGTTTAGTGCAATCTTACTCTGGGATTATCCTATCCCGAAACACTGGAACTAATTGATTTAGAAGCAAGTTGTTTCTGCTTTGCCCACCATGCCTTTTTCTGCTCTTTTACTCTGTCGGCGTGTTCCTTATTATATAATTTATTCTTCTCAATTATCTTATCTCTATTTTTTTGGTAATAGTCACCTCGATATTCTGCTAAATATGTCTTCATATACTCTACCCGTCTTTTTGCATTCTCTATTTTCTTTAATTGTTTAGGGGTCATTTCGTCGGTTTGAGGTTCATTTTCTAATTGCATACTATTATATAACATTATATAATAATATGTTTCTAAACCTTTTTTAATTTATATTAATTTCTGTTTTACAGAGAAGAGTAATTAATTGATTTAGAAATAATAATTATAAGAAAAAGGATTTAGAAACACTTTATTATATACTCTTATACTATAATGGAACTTATTGAAAAGATTGCTTTAGACAAAATCCGCTATTTAAACTCCCTTACTGAAAATGACCTAAAACCTTATCTTAATAAATGCAAGAATGCAGAGGAGAGAAAGAAAGAGATGAACAAGATAAAATCTTTTTGTTTAACCAACATTAAAACAAAAGGGATCACGAAACGGATATACTCTAAACCTGACCTTACCCCGACCGAGTGCGATAGTCGTCTTTACTCTGGTGGGTCAGTCCAATCTTTAATCAAGGCAGTCAGAACATTTTTGATGGGGGATATTACTAGCGACCTTGATATGGAAAATGCTCACCCTAAAATACTCTCTTATATATGCCGTAAACACGGATACCTGACCCCCTGCTTGGACTATTACATTGCAAATAGGGAACTTATCTTGGAACAATTTGCTTGTAGAAATGAAGGCAAGACCCACTTTTTAAGGTCATTAAATACCGACACTATTAACAAGAAAGTAACCAATGCATTCTTTAAAAAGTTTGATAAGGAGATGAAAGAAGTACAGAACACTATTACAAAATTACCCGAATACAAGACCCTTGTTGAAAGTGTCCCCAAGACCAAGATGTTCAACACCAATGGTTCTGCAATCAATAGAATACTCTGCTCCTATGAAGATAATATACTCTCTACTGCTATTTCAGCAGTTAATAGATTAAATATCGAAATGGCGGTTCTAATGTTTGATGGTATGATGTTATACGGATCTCATGGTGCGGAACTATTATCTATTATTAAGACCGAAGTAGAGAGTATGTGGGAGGGGTTAAATATGAACTGGACATTCAAAGACCAAGAACAATCTATTTTTATCCCCGAAGACTGGTCTTACCAAGAAGAAACTGAAAAAGTGGAAGATGTTTATAATTCAATGGTCGAAGATTTTGAAAAGCATACATTTCTTATTTCTAATCTTGCTATGTATCTTACTCTCGATGAAGATAAGATTATTTTTAGAACATCTGCCCAGTTGCGAGTTTCATATGGATATATATCCTGCGGGTTTGATGATAAGGGTAATGGTGTATCTTTTATTAATAAATGGTTGGGTATCAACCCATCTATCAAGCGGTATAGGGATATTGATGTATTCCCTGATAAAGAAAATTGTCCAAAAGATATTTATAATATGTGGCGACCCTTTGCATACGAAAAATATACTGAACCCTATGAGCGTGACCAAGAAGGGTTAGATTTTATTTTAAAACATTTTGCAATTCTTACCAACAACGAGAGTAGTGTAACAGATTATTTTATTAATTGGACTGCTCAAATGATCCAATACCCAGCGGTCAAGACCAATACCCCTGTAATGATTGGAGAGGAAGGAACGGGTAAATCAACTTATTTTAAAATGATGGCGGTTCTACTAGGCGGTGATAAAATATTTGAAACATCAAGACCCAGCATTGATGTGTGGGGTCAATTCAACGAGAGTCTACAGAATGCATTTTTAGTCAATTTAGATGAGTTGTCCAAGAAGGAGACTGAAGGTGCGGATGGGTTCTTGAAGACCCTTATTACTGAACCTACCTTAAATATAAATATTAAAGGTACAACCAAGTTTAAAATTAAATCATTTCATCGTGTTGCTATTAGTTCCAATAATTATAACCCACTCGATACCAAGAAAGGTGATCGACGAAAATGGTTTATTAAATGCAGTAGTGAAAAGAAGGGTGATAAAGATTATTTTGATAAGTTCTACTCTTACCTTAAAAGTGTTAATACTATGAGAACCTTATATGATTATTTTAAGAGCATACCCGACATGGACAAGTTCAGTAGGATTGCAATGCCCTTGACCGAGTTCCAGCAGAATATCCAAGAGAGTAATAGAAGCAGTGAGGATCAATGGGTAGAACATTTTATTCATTCTTATACAGGTACTGAAGCGGTGCTACAGATGACTAATGATGATGTCTATGCTAAATATTCTATTTTTTGCAATGCATCAGGTATGCAATATGTTAGTAATAGGCAAACCTTTTGTCGTAACATTTTAAATGGTAATTACGAGATTAAGGGTTATATGACTGGGGCAGGGGTTAGAGCAAAGACATTTAATATCCCCTTTTTAAAAACGAAATATCCCCTAGTGTAGTAAGTGTCGGGGCAAGTGTCGTAAGACTGACTTTTTAAAAATGGTGATGAAGGCATACCTTCCTTACCTATATATATCTTATTTTTTTTTTTTAAAAAAAATAATATAATACATATACATATATACTACACTTACGACACTACGACACTTGATATAGTTTGCTATAGGATAAAAACAGAGGAAAGGTATAAAAATACCCTATATACCTATAATACCTATAATACCACCACTAATTGGGCAGGACAAGATGACCTTTATCGTCGAAGCGTCGTAAAATGTTGTTTCTAAATCAACTATCACCAGTTCCACCCCATTTGTTTCATCAATGCCTTACTCTCCGCCCTCTCCCGTTCAACCCTGTTTAGAGGTGGATTTGCCCGATCAATATCCCCCATCATATCCCGCTCTTGGTGTTCACGTCGTTGCTCTTCAATCATTAATTCCCTACTACTCTTTGGTCTCTTTTTTTCATTTTCAAAATACTCTTCCAGTGATTTTGCCTTTGCATCAATCTTCTTTTCTTGTTCAATAAACTTTTGTTTCATTCCTTCAGACTGGTTAGTAAAAAACTTATTCAGTGAAGGAGATGTATAACCCATATTAAATACTCTATCTTGAGCAATCGCTTCTTTACGAAAATCGGGGAGTTTGACTGCAACAATGGGTTCATCAGGTTCAACATCAACATAGTCTAATCCAGTATCATACTCTACCTCTGCTAAAATATTATTATTTGTTGGTCTGTGGGATATCTCCGCTATTCTTGGGTGATGAGGTAATCTATGATGAACAATGAGTTCGCCTTTATCAGCATTCTCAAGAGTAGCACATTCGCAGTGGGGCATTGGTGGTTTTATCCCCACTTTTATCAAGGCACTTGCCCTTTTGCGGTCTTCTAGGGACATATCCTCCCACTCCCTCGCCATTGTTTCAGCAGTGGGGAGAGTATTAGAACGGGGTCGGTTGCCCACCACTTTTTTAGATCCTTTAACGGGTTTTAGACCTGCCTTCTCCCTTGCCCACGCCTCTTTAAAATCAGGTTGGTCACGCCCACACATATAACTAAAATTATTTACTCTTGCCCAGTTTCGAAGGAACTCGGTGTACTTGGTCATTATAGTATATCTAAATATAATAATATTTGCAACTAAACATTTTCTATCTTTTCTACTTTGTCTTATTTAGAAATAACAGAGAAGAGTAATATATAATAAGATTTAAAAAGAATATAGAAACATTATCTTTATATAATATATAATGTCTACATTTACAGAATGCAATGGTGAGCAACCAAAAAGCGAGGTAGAAGAGATACTCTACGACCAACAATATAAGTTTCCGTCCGAAGAAGAGCGGGTCAATTTCATTGCATACTGCGAGTATATGATTTGGTCACCCCAAGACGTGTCCCAAATAAGGGGTATGAAGGAGAGTGATTTGAAACCCTATTTTAGACCCCTGTACAGAATAATTGAGAGTTACGTGGTCGAGAGAATGATGAAGGAGATTTACCCCGAAGGAATGCCCACTGCGGTTGATTTAGAAACTAAAAAAGATGAAGAGTAAAAAAGGGTTGATTTAAAAACAAAAAAAATCCCATTTTCTCAGTCAACAATTATTCCTCTAATTAAGGGGTATATTACTCTTACTTGTTTTTACATATTTTAAGAAAAAAGAAATATATAAAAATGTTTGGATGCTCAAAAGGCATTCCTTTTATTATAGGTTGTTTGAACATAGGTCAACAATCCATTTATATAGAAGAGTAATATATCTTTTTGTCCAGCGACATTCCAATATAGTTCCTCGTTTTAAAGTTCCTCGTTTTTAATTTCACTGGAGAGTAATTCAGTTGCATTGTTAAAATCATTATTTTCAATAAGAAAATATTTTGTCTACTCTCAATTTCTCAATCAATAAAAAATCAAGTTTTTCTAAAAAAATTGAAATCAATTCCTACAAAATTGAACAACTTATTTTAGAACAACCAGTACGCACTAAACGCCAACAATTATTAAAATGAACGCTATTATTAACACCCTAAATTATTTCAATTGTTTTAAAACAAAAATAATTGAAACTAAACAAGAAGAAGAGGTAACCAACCCTATTTTAGATATAACTAATCATACCCCATCCCGCAGGTCGCCGAGATTAGCAACATTACCGCCGAGAGTAATCATTATAGAAGATCCTGAACCCGCCACCAAGAAGAAGCGGGTATGCCCCAAGTCCAAGAACCCACTAGCAACCAAAAAGAAGGAATATGTCCCACCCACGACCCCTCAACCTGAAACAAGATACAAGAGTAGTGCAATAATAGATTTTAATGATAGAGTAATCAAAAGTCGGGAATTATTTGCAAAAAATAAGGTTTCAGACGAATATTATACAAGGGGTATAACATGGAAAAGATTTATTGAAGAAAAGGGACTGCAAGGATCAACTATTTTCGAACCATTCTTCGGGGACGGGACAAGTCGGGAAGCACTAAAAGGACTGGTCAATGTTGTTGGAAAAGCGGGTGATTTTTGGGACAATATAATTGCCCCAGATTGCCCTCAAGAGTATATAATGACTAACCCCCCATTTTCATTTAAGTGGTTGGTCATTCAAACATTCTTGGAAATGAAACGACCCTTTGCAATGATAATGCCCTTCCAGATATTTTATAATTCTCAAAAGCATAGACTAGATACATACGCCGAGAAATACGGCGGACGCTGGGAGAAGTTTGTAACAAATGCCCGAGAAAACGAGTTCTGGTCGCCTGAAAAGAATAAATTAGTTAGAATTGGTTGCTCAATATTAGTGTGGACATTTTAACCTTGTAATTAATTAATCAAACCCTTTTTTTTACTCATAGTTCATTATAACCAATTCATTAACCTCCCGACCCTTGATATGCTGTGTTCCAATATATCTTGTTTTGATACTCTTGACCTTCCACCCTATCCCCTTAAATAATTTTCGAATGTGGGGAGAGTCGTTATAAGAAATCATCACATATCCCTTGCAATGTTGTACTGCATTAATAATCATCTCGGGGGTAACATAGTCGGGGTAGTCGTTTGCATTCGGGTTCTCATACGGCGGATCTAAATAAAAAAATGTTTTATCACTATCATATTTTTTAATTACTTTTGCAAAATCTTCGTTGAGTATAGTTACCTTTTTAATGCGGTCATGGATAGGTTCAAAGTCGGTCTGAAACTCCCTATTTCTATTTGCCGTGATTAAATTAGCGGGAGAGTAAGTCTTGCCTTGTCCAAAAAAACTGGATTTAAAAGTTTGGATAATATTGATTGCATCCATTTTATCCTTACCATCAAAGAACTGCTGACGGGTTAAGTAGCGTCTGTTAATGGTGTCGTTAATTTTTTTCCCCGATTTTTTAATTGCTCGAAATACAATGCTTACTCTCTTATCTTTATCATTGATGACTTCTTTTCTGCCTTCCACTTTTTCGGTTCTTAAAATAACATTACCAGCACCAACAAAAGGTTCAACATATACGTTGTATGCATCTTCAGGTGGGAACATTTCAATTAATCGTTTAGCAAGGCGGGATTTACCCCCCATTCTAGCAAAGGGAGTAACCCCAGCACCTCCTTCCATTATATCTTCATTTTCATTGTCGAACATTATATATAGTATAACATTATAAATTATTATCTTTGACTAATTTAGAGAGAAGAGTAAGAAATCAATAATCTTTTTATATATGTAAATATATATATATGTCCGTCATTCCTTCTAAATATTTCAGTGAGGCAAACCAAGAAATCTTTGCAACTCTAAGTGTAACAGGTAAATATAAAATAATCGGTTCAGCATCATTACAAGGTATTTACTTTAAAAACGATTTTGACTTAACAGAACATGCCGATTTTAAAAATCTAAAATCAGCACCGAAAATAATATTAAAAATATTTAGAGAAAAGTTTAAGACCATACACGCCCACCCCGATTGGTGGATCACAGATTTTAAATGCGGTGAAATAGAAGGAGAACCCTTAAGATGGGATAAGAAAGATATTGCAAGGGGGTATAAATTAATCAATGGTAACAAAATGTATTTTGTTGACTATATCTTACAAAAATCTACGATGAAGTTAGATATGGTTGTCTTGATGAACGGACTATTTACCGAATACACTGAAAATTATCTTATAACAATAGGAGGGGAGAGTAATTTCACTAAAGAAAGTCAAACGCCGAATGCAGTGGCGGATGATATATTAAAATCGGGACAACAACTTTGGGATGAAGGCAATTATTTTAAAGCATTGAAGAGAGAGTATAGTTATTTCAAAGCAAAGGACACGCACTATGCATTGCAAAATAAATTGGTTACTATTTTTAATTCTGTTCTTGGTCTAACGTATAAATGTAAAAGCGATTTAGCAACAATAACATTAGTGTTATTACAAAAATGTAAACCTGTTCATTTAGAAGATATAAAAATGGCGTTGCAAAATATAAAACAAAGTTTAGCAAACTCACCCATCATCAATCCATCGATCGTAGATATTATTGATAGAATATGTAGTATGACCAACAAGAGTAAGATAGCAATAGAAGCAGAGCATCTTGCAGAGGCAGTACTAAAAGTTGTAAATAAAGAAACTGAAAAAATGTTGAAATCTAATAAACCCTTGAGTAAGATATTCTCACGAAAATAAAATATTGATTTATTATAAGATGAACCTCGAACATATTGGACAACCACTAGCAATGATATTATCAAGTGATAAAAAAGACAAGGGTAAATTAATTTCTGTTGAAGCAGACAAGAGTAAGGTGCAAGTTTTTTTACCCGATATAATAGTAAAGGCGGGAGAACATATTCAACTGATACCAAACAACGAAAGAGAAAGAGATATTTTATATGTTACGGGAGCATCGGGCAGTGGTAAATCACATTTCACACGAAAATATTTAGAACGCTACCATATGAAATATCCTAAACGAGAGATTTTTTTATTTAGTTCCTTGAGTGATGATACCACCCTAGATGCATTGAAATATATAAAACGGATTAAACTCTCCGATGAATTGATAAATGATGATTTAACAGCAAAAGATTTTAAGGATAGTTTAGTAATTTTTGATGATACTGACTGCCTAACCAATAAGCGGATGAAACTAAAAGTTAACGGAATAATGACCAGCATTTTAGAAACAGGTCGACATTTCAACATATCCATTATATATACATCACATTTGGCGACAGCAGGAAACGACACGAAGCGTATATTAAACGAATGCAATAGCATTACCATTTTCCCGTCATCATTGGGCGGTAGAACCTTGAAATATTTGTTGGAAGGATATATGGGTCTCGATAAAAAACAAATAAAAAGAATAAAGAACTGCGAGAGTAGAGCGGTAACAATTGTTAAATCATTCCCTATGATTGTTTTAGAAGAGAAGGAAGCATATTGCGTAAAAGATATGGATAGTGATAAATGAGATGTTTCTAAA